CCCATGAGGCACTTCTTTAATTTCAGTTTTGTCTCGTGCATCCGATGTCACCGTCCAGCCAACCTTTATGTAAGCGTTAGTGACTGAGGTTGATCCCATTGCTATCAGGTTGCTCTGCGTTGTGATGGTGTAGACCGGGCTGTAGTAGCCATAGTCTCTAGATCCACCAATTACGATATTTCCGTCACCGGTTGTTATGTTCCGACCGGCGGACATTCCGAGACCGATATTATTCTCACCGGTCGTGACACCGAACAGCGCTTCATATCCTATACCCGTGTTATATTCACAATTGTTTGTTGCACTCTGTATTGCGCTACGACCGACCGCAACGTTGCCACGGCCTGAGCCCAAGGCATACAACGCACTCACACCAATAGCAATGTTATCATCGCCACTGCCGCTCGCTACTTTACTGTTGGTGCTTATAACAACGTTGTTGTCCGAGCTGGTGTAGGCGGTAGGGTACTGACTACTATCACCACCACCCACTACCAGGTTGTTACCTATAAAGACATATCCATTGAGGTGTGGTCTAAAGGTAGTCGGTATGCTAGTTAGATTGGAGTATGTGTGAGAGTGGCTATCGTTATTAACAGAAGCTGATATCGAAATATTAGCAGTGCCATTGAACGAGACTGCTGTAGCAGTAATATCACCAGTAATATCGATTGTTCGACTAGTCGCTAGTTTAGTAGCAGACACCGCAGTAGCTGATGATCCTAGTCTACCGTTAGCATTATCATTGGCGGCTTTGACAGCACTCTCTGTTGCTGCGAGCGATGTTGAAGTGCCAGTGACACTGGATGATAGTTTAACGATACCAGTTACTGCGGTACTTGCGCTAGGAAGACTTGACCAAACGGCCTCGCCAGATGTTGTACCATACTTAAGGAAATTTCCTGTAGACCCACCCGATGGAACGTGTTTATTTCCAGCGGTGATTGGATGCGTGTATACTGTATCTGTGTTGGTATCAACATCCTCGCCCCATTTTGCCTTTCCTGAGGAATCCCATCTTAATATCTGTCCTGTAGACCCAAGCTCTGGAATGTGGTTGACGCTAGGATGCGTGTATGAGTACTCAGTGGCCCATGTCGCAGTACCAGATGCGCTATACTTAAGGATCTGTCCTGTAGCGCCACCCGATGGAATATGCTTATATCCAGCGCCAGTTGGATGCGTGTATGAGTACTCAGTGGCCCATGTCGCAGTACCATCTGCTGACCATGTTAATATCTTTCCTGAAGACCCACCCGATGGAACGTGTTTATTTCCAGCGGTAGTTGGGTGATCAGTGGCATGGCTGTATATGGTGTCGTTGTCTGGCGGAGTAGCCCATGCGCCAAGTCCATTTAGAAACTGACCACTAGTACCGGAAGTCTTTGCTGCAATAGCCCCACCTGTACTGGTCACAATAACTTTACTAGCAGTGGTGCCTATCTTTCCGTCATTAGTCAAATTACCATGCGTATGCGAACTTGGCGTAAATGATGACGGTATGCTAGTTAGATTGCCGTATGTGTGAGCGTGACTATCATCGGACACAGCAATGGTGAGTGTTACATTACCGCTACCATCAAAACTTACAGATCCAGATGCGTCGCCAGCAAGTGTTATTGTTCTAGAATTAGCTAATTTAGTAGCAGTACTTGCGTTACCAGTAACAGCGCCAGTTACGGGACCAGTAAATCTAGTAGCTGTGATGGTGCCAGCTGCAAAGTTGCCAGAACCATCTCGCTGAACTATCTTAGAGGCGGCGTTTGTTGATGACGCATCTGTTATATTAGAGGAAGTATGCGTATGGCTATTGTTATCAACAGAAGCTGATATCGCAATATTGGAACTGCCGTCAAATAAGACTGCTGTAGCAGTAATATCACCGGTAATATCGATTGTTCGGCCAGTCGCTAGTTTAGTGGCAGTATCTGCATTACCAGTCACATCGCCAGTTACATTACCTGTTACGTTACCGGTAACAGCACCGGTTAGTGGGCCAGCGAATTTCGCCGCCGTGACCGTCCCGTTAGCGCCAGTGCCAGTAAGCGTGATTGCTTTATTGGTAGATATCGCTCCGGTGATTGTTCCACCGAGAACCCTATTTAGATACGTGGTGCTTAATAGAGTTTCGTTTTCATAGATATTACCCTTAGCCCATATATTACCGCCCAGCCCAATGGATACTCCAGGGGTGCCGTTACTAGTGAAAACGATTTGTTGACTTCCTGCCATCAACTTCTGACCAGCATCATATGTAGGAGAGGTTAGTGCCGTGGTGTTATCTACGTGATAGGACGCCATCCCATATAAACTACCAAAGGTAGTACCATCATTTGGTATCTGGTATGCGGTGCCGATCGACCAAACATGACCAATCTTTGCCGTATCGTGCGATCCGTATGCACCATGCGATCGCTCTGTGTCGGTCGCTAAGAGTTGACCTGTGACATTACCATCGATGTTACTCGTAATCAAGTCAGGTAAAAGGCTATCGTCGATGGTCAGACCAGTGCCAGTGATTGCGCCGGCAGTATCATCCAATCTAAGAACCACACTGCCCTTCTTAATATCAAACTGCGTATGCGTTGAGTTTGTACCAGCAGTCCAAGTTAAAATACCTGCCTGATAGTAGTTTATCTCGGACGCATACGTGTTGTTGATCTGCAATTCGCCGTTCAGCTTCGCATCAGCATTAATAGTGATGATGTTTGCGGAATTTGCAGCAGTAGCATCAATTGTGTTGATATACAATGTACCCTGACTGGTTATATCTCCAGTTCCTGTAAGTACAATATTGCTATCGTTAGTTTCCGCATCACCAAGCGTAACAGTATTTCCTAACGCAGTGATGATATCATTTGTCTTTTCCTTCCATTGACCGAAGGTATTAGCGTTGGTAATAGGTGTTAGGCTTGTGCTCATTTTATCATCTCTTTAACAGTGTTTTGGATCGCTTCCATAGCGCACTCTAGTTTACAGATCCGAGTCTCTAGACTCTTGATGTATTTATCATGGTCACGCCTAGCAGTCGCACTCCGATATGCATTCATATCGGTGTTAACAATGCCAGCATCCTTTCGTACGTAGTCTGCTTGTATCATGTCAGTGCAATCGCTCTATAGTCGTATATATGAGGAAATAAATTGATCGACGGGGTTACAGTCAGATCATTTGCATTGAGTTCGACAGCTGTTGCATGTCTTAGCACAAACTTCATCTGGAAAGAACTGTATGCATACGTGTATGTAGTCTCATCGAGAATGTATTCGAACTGACGGTAGTCTTTAGTGTTCGTTGTATTTGAATACAGATCTGGATTTTGATTATCCACTGGTACCCAATCACTTTGAACTTCGACATTCGTTGGGTACGTGAATCTAACATATGCGTCAACGATTGTGCCCGCCGGTCGATATGCGCTCATAAACACCTTCAGACCATTTGCGTCTAACTGTTCTTGTAGAACAATCTCTTTAGAGATCCAGCTAGATGATGTATCAACACTCGACGTTATCTGATACTGATAAACATTTAGAATTGACAAGTCTGCGTCAAGTATTGGAGAGGCTGTCTTATAGCCATTGTTCGCCATCGTAACACGTATGATGAAATCATCAGAAGACTCGTCTCCGATATTTACGATACGACTCTTACTATTCATAACACGATTGCTATTCAGCATATAAACGTTTCCGTTTGCAGGAATAGTTTTATCTAGTACCAATCCATTGTATAATGTTAGATCTGTAGATGTTCTGATCGAGTTACTAGTGAGTATCTGTGGCTGGAAGTATGACAAAGGCTCATTATCAACAGTGGTTACTGTTGCAGTGGCACCGCTGTCGTAACCAGTAACAACTTGACTATTATCTCTTGCTGTACCATCACCCGCTAAGCCAGTGGCAATTGCAACGAACTGCTCTCCGACATAAGGTGCGCCACTCGTGCCTACATTCGTCCAGTCGACTACTATCGTTTCTTCGCCTAGGCTAGTAATCGTGTACGTATCGCCTATGATGAGCGATCCAATCGTAGTTGATACGTTATCATCAATAAAATTAGTCGCTGTAGCAGAACTAGACTTTAAGAACAATCGATCCGGCTTCTTATTATCGAAGTGTGATACTCGACCAGCAACACAGATATATGCGGTAGCAGATGTCGTTGTCGTAGAGTTGTATGGAGTCTCTAGTGTTATCGTAGTAGTAGTGACTTCACTAACAACAGTCGTGGTTACAACTGATATCTTAGACAGGAATGTATTTGCACCTGATACTATGTAAACGTAATCGTTTTGGGCAAATAATGTGGTACCTGCAATAGTCACTGTCTGTAATGTGTCGCCGGTAACAGCAGCCGTATACGAAGTTGACTTTTGGATAAAAGCGAGTTCGTCATTTATGAAGTTACCAGTTGTTCCACGTACCGTCAAAAATTCAACATCATTCGGAACAAGGTTTGCATATCCACCAGTTGTTTGGAAATCGTAACGCTTGACTGAGAACTTGATATCTTCATCTTGGTAAGACTTCCAAGCGCTATCGTTAGTTGATGTGAACAGAATTCCGTCACCCCAATCGTTAGTGATTGATACGCCAGATGTAACATCAGTACCACCGACCTTTGAGGTCCAGATCAAGTAGTCAGGAGAGTTTGCATCAGGGATAACAACGAAGCAATACTCTTTCTCTACATTAAGCTTAACTGGGTTCTTGAATTCGAACGTAGTAGCTATTGCAGCAGTAGTTGATACGTTAACTTCGCTTGATCGCAGGTGCTTTCTAGCGAAAGGAAGTACCGACTTTGATGGATATCCGTTTATAACTTCACGAAGCTCTACAGTGACACCATTTGCGATACTCTTAGTTTTGAAGTATACGTCAATCTCACTGAGCATTACAGTGCTTGCACCAGCAGCTTGAGCTGTTCGTATTTTAAACGTTTGAGCGATAGGATCTGTTGGAGCTGCTCGAGTGAACTGCCGCTGTACAACAGTATCGGACACATCAACATCACCTGAGCGAGTTGTATAGTTCAGCTCAGATTCACCGATATCGAAGTTAAACGCTCGATAAGTTGCTTTTGAGTACGAAGTCTTATTTGAAGCGATGTTGGTATAAACATTAACATCTACCATCTCTAATATGTTTTCGCCGACAAAGAACGTGTTAGCCGGGATCTTAAATACAGCAACGAGTGTTCCTTCCGAATCAGTACGAACAGCGCCACCTTTCGTACCACTAATCTGAACTGCGGCAACGTTATACTCAGTAGTAGAGTTTATTGCGCCAGGATACACATGGGTATCAACAGCTGCTTGTTGGAAGTAGAAGTAGTGGCGTGTATTTGGTCTAAGACCTGTCACAAGTACTTTAACTTCCCTAGCTTGAACGTAAGGCTTAGTATTGATATCAGTGATGAAGTTTCCTACAGGTGTAGAGAACTTGCTATTCACCGAAGCTACGTCTGATGATTTAGCATGAGATGCAACATATTCTCGTTGCGCTTGACCAGAGCTTATGCCAGAAAAGCCAGTAGACTCGGCAGCGGTAACATCTTCTCTAGTAAGAGGCATCATCTCTTGAATATTGTCGACTAGGTCTAGAAGAGATTCCGCAAAGTCAACTTCAATCTCAACTTCGGGATTAGTGATCATGTTATAGCCAGCATCGAATGGAGGATATAAGTTAGATCTGCCCTGATAGCTATAGAAGCTAGATACACAGTTTCTGAAGGTAGTCGCATATGGCTGATTGATTGAAGCTACTCTAGCACCAACATCAGCGATAGTCACGACATCCTGAAATACGTTAGCGCCGACAGTCGATGCAACTTTCATATCAACCTGATACTGAGTTACAGCAGGAGTTGCAACGGTTCTAGACTTATCAACACCAGCTTTAAAAGCAGGATCTGCTACTTCGCCTATCTGAAGTCCTTTAAAGCCATCGACAAGTATACCATTCTTGAATCTATTGATGCCAGATCCATCTGGAATGAAAATGTCATTAGCTTCTTTCTCTAATACGTTAAGTGATACCAAGTCAGTAAGTCGATCGATTTTTCGTTCGATTTTACTGATATCGTTCATCGTGTACGTTTTAGTAGAAACGTCTTGAATCTGGATGGAATCGTTTCCAGAGATACTAGTCTGGTTGCCCGGAACTAATATATGGTTTATTGCATATAGGCCAGCAATGGAAGGTCTGCTTGGAGCTTCTGCCTCACCGCCTTTATATATTGAGAATACACCGAACTCATCAATGATCAGACTATCGATTCTGGACATGAAGTACGTCTGAGTCGATGATATGCTGCTATCCATTGATGGCGATACGCCCGCCACGATAGTTTTAGAAACTACGGTTGCTGTTGGTGCGCCCGCTGAGCTAACCGAATATGCGACAACTGGTGTGGCATATGGTCTAAAGTCGTAAGAGTTTAATAGATTGTACTCTGAACGATTCTTACCGAAGTATGACTTAATCAAGATCTTAGTTGTTACGCCAGTGTAGCTATCTACAGTAAGGTAACCACTGCCGATAGTAGAGGTTCGACGTAGAACTTTAACCTTCATTAGAAGATTTGTGTTAGCAAGACTTTCGCCGGTCTTCATCGTTAGATGTGATATGTCGTAGAAATGGTCTTTCTGGTTACTAACAAGTCGGAACTTACTCGTAACATCGATAGCATCAACGCTGCCAAAATCATCAACTACTTCAAGAATCTGCACAACGTTAGGTAGACCAGTAGTCGCTTTACCGTTAGTGTACACCGCTTTCACGTAAACGTCAATCTCTTCCAGAGAATCTTGCTGGGTATTAGTGACAATCGCATCATAGTATAAGAATGCTGCATCACTAGCCGCTGGAGTTACCGTAACGGTACCCGCTGAAACAGTTGCAGTACATTCGATAACAGTATTCACGGCATCAACCGCAAATATGTTTGCTGTCAATGGCTGTTCGTTAGATGTAGGCGCAATAGTTAGAGTCGCCCCACCTCCAACTGCGATCCGCTTTCGTTGAACAAAGGATATCGCCGCAACTGAAGATAGACTTGATTTGCCTGCATCGAATATCTTACCTGCGCCATTAACGCCATATAATATGCCATCATTAGTTAGTGGCGTGTTGGCGATCTTAGTTGCTATAGCATTCTCTTGTCCAGCAACACGATCGATTGCATATACAAAGAGTTTACCCGGGATGACGTTTGCGATAGAACATGTTCCGATCACGGTAGCGCCATTGTAGATACTGACTCTGCTACCATCAATTGCGAATGTATCCAATGCCTGACCAGTTGTGTGATTGTACGTATAGTACTGACCGTAAGATACGCCGGTAAATTGGTTAGTCTTGGTCTGTGTAAGAGTTGTAGGATCGATTAAGAGTCGCTTACTTGATACGTTAACAATCTCATTACCAAAGACGTATGCCTTACCAGGCGACACTACTGCATAAGCATCTAGACCAGACTGCTCGAGTGTGACATTAAGTCCACGAGTTACGTAGTTGCCAGATTCTTCGTATGTACGTCGAGCAAGTTCAGAGTTGATAGAATTGAACTCGGTACGATCACGAATACGAACTGCATTTCCGTCTACATATCGAATGAGCGCAAAGAACTCCGTTGGCTCTGTTGCGGTTGAGTATGATACGAGTGTTGGGACCAACTGAAGTCTATCAGCGCCTGGGGCATTCTCATTGTTGAATCCTGATGCGTTATCAAGTAACGTAGAATCGCCGTTAGATGTAATCAAATTCTCTTTGATCGTAAAGCCAACAGATACTGTACCTGGGACATTAGAGTATTTTGATGCAATAATGAACTGCTTCTCTACAAAGATGAAGTGTCCTTTCTGAAAGACTACGCCAGCTTCACATGATACGCCGAAAGATCGACCAACGTGACTAGCAACAGTCGCTGCCGTAACGGTGATTACTTGTGCGCCTAATGAGTCTGTTACAATGAGAGACTCGCCTGACTGAAACTGCTTAACATCATTGTCACCGTCTTGAGTCGAGGTCAAATACTTGATGTAGAGTGTTTTTAGATCAGGATTCTGCGTTTGGAAGCCATTCTGACCCTTGACTACTTCTGCGACTAGACCCGAAGTCTGACCAGTGATTGTGTATGATACAGTTACGCCTTCATCGGTAATTACCTGGTCATAGACTGCTAGATTTGTTAATCCGGCTTGATCGTTTAATTTTACAAAGAAAAGATCATCACGAGCAGTAAGGTTAATACCACTAATGATAGTACCTTCTTTATAGATGTTCGCACCAAAACGTTCTACCTGTTGTTGGAGGATAGTCTGTAATTGTGTTAGTTCTCGTGCTTGTACTGCCTTGGCGGGCTTAAACAGAATGCGGTTAAACTGTTTTGCCTCGCTAAAGTCATCATAGTACGGATCAACGTTTAAGTCTGTATTAATGCCCATGTATTATACTCTTTCCTTAACAGTTTAAAAGTCAAAGATAAATTTTATCTTTTCTTTGCGATCTATTTGTCTGGTGATAGGATCAAAATCAATGTAATGAAGTAGATCTCCGGTGTAGGCTACGTATTTTCCGTAAACTATATCGGCACTAGCATTATTTATACTCAATGTATAAGCACTAGCAGCGGTCAAGCTGGTTCTAATATAGATAGTACCATTCTGGAACTTGTTCTCAAAGTCACCAACATAATCTACGATATAAATCGTTGTTACGTCTAAGCCTGAATCATATACACTCTGGTGGATTTTGGCGGTTATGATCTCGTCACCTTCATCGATAGCTGCTCCAAGATCTGGTGCCAATCGATAACTACTCACTATTCCCGTCCCAGATGTCACTGACGCTGCTACAAAGGTGTCACCGAGCGCATAGACAATACCAGATGTTCCAGCTGCGATATTCCACAATTGCTGAGTCGTCGTGCCAAGTTCTGCGATCACATAGGAGCTGCCGATATTCAATGAATCCAGCGAGACATCTTTTAGATACTGTTGGATAAAATGACCGGCTAATGCTGTGCCAGTCACATCGCCCGTGATGGCGATACTAGCTCTATTATCGAAAGAGTCTAATGATATGCCATCAGTGAATATTGGATTTTTAACTAGACCAACTTTTGTATATGAGTTGGCGTCTGGTATGATGCCACCTACGCCAGAAAAGTTGGTAATGACGGACAGTCTACTCATGGCCAACTCGTGTACTGGATTCGATCCATGTCCACCCCGTGATGAGATTACTGTGCGAAGTATTGTTGGTGATGTTGGGTTGAGACCTTTAGGATATGCAACTTGTGCATGTGCCGTGGTGTACTCGGTGCCTTTTGATCTGAAACCAATTCGCACAAGTGTGCCAAACTCATTTAGGATACCATGTGCTCGACATGGCTCTCCGGTGAACGTACTCTCGCTCACAACAATCTTAGGCAACAATTGACATGCGGTATTCTGTGGGATATCATCGGTCGTTGAAATTGTAAGTCTAATTTGAGTGGCCGATGCATACGAAGACGATATCACGTTATACAGCTCACCAGAGCTTGATACCTTCAGATACATATTTGCGTAAGCATCATCAGTCGTGTATAGCGAGAATCCAACTTTTGGTGTGATGTCAACAACAACACTCTTAGTAGAGCCACTTTGTACCTGAGAGAATGCTGTAACATCAGATGCCTCTGTATTACTGCCCGCTGGCCCAAATAGATATGCACTGAACTGGTTGACAGGAGTGGATTCTATTAGAATTTGCGACACGGTATCTTGAGCATATGCAATGACGTTAGCATCACCATATGCCGGATATGGCAGAGGTAAGCTATCGCTTGTTTGATATATCATAGCATCATTGGCAGTTATTGAGAACATATATTTCCAAACATAACCATCTGCGGTAACAATGAACTCGTCAGACGAAGATACTATGCCACCAAATACTGGGGTTATCGTAGAAGGACTATCATAGTCATTCTCAATGCATTTGAATACCGTATAGTTGCCTTCAACGTCTGGAACAGTAACTACGGTATTTGATACAGTAACATCTTCCATATCATCGAAGTCGTCGTATATTACACCAGATACCCAGTTGTTTTTATAGAACATATATCGAACATCTGCGTCGGTTATCTTATTTCCAAATATGATTCTATTTGAGAAAGCTCGCTTCTCTTTCTGCGTATTCAGGATACTATTAGCTTTGTCGACACTCGATGCCATGATGTAGTAATGAGACTCTGGTCTTAAGTTTGTTAGCTGCTCAGTTACGAATGCCTGAATATCAGTAGTATTCGTAGGAGAAAGTCCCAGCGTATTATCTGTGTTATAAGACTCGAGCTGCGATAAGAAATTAGCACTCAATACGGAGTTATCACTCTTAAACGAATTAAACAGTTCGCTCGCAGTTTCGACTCTAAAGTTTTCTGTAATAATTTTTGCCATTAGTCTATCCGTTTATCCCTGTTAGATTCATAATACTCGACTAATAGTCGAGCACTCTTGTGATAATATTCTTCAATTTCCGATCGAGGACACTATGCTTGATGTATATTCTACATTGAGTACATCGCCATCCCAGATCTCAAACTCGATATCTACGTTGGAGCTTACGTCATTACTACTATTTATCAAAGGCGAACTGAAGATTTTCGTACCAGCAACGCCGACAATATCGGTGATCAAAGGCTCATACTTAGCAGGATCGATGATAGATGCTACTTCATACGAGTATTCCTGGTAGTAGTAGTTATCTGGGATTCTCTTACTGGCTTCACTTAAGAATGACGTAGTAGTCTTCCATCGGCCTTCCGTGCTTCCAGCGCCAAATGTTCGTATAGTGGCTGTAGCAACGGTTTGTCCGTAGTATGGGCTAGTAGGTTCATCGTTGATAATTGACACCACTTCACCATCTTGATATCTGAATCCACTGTTGATGACTGCCATACTCTCAATCTGACCAATCTCGTAGCTCGCAGTACCGCTTATTTGTGCATTTGCGCCCATTGGTAGCGAGTTTGGATCTCGTCTAATGCCAGTCACTTCGTAATCGTTACCTACGATAATTATAGGCAGATGCTCATAAAAGTCATAAAAACTTAGCTGTCTAAAGTAGTAATCGTTACCATCTCGCTTAAGGAATCGAGCTTTACAGGTGTACGCTATCATATTACCTATAGAGTTTAGGTCCTCGATCTCAATGAGCTGAGTGATCAGATCTCCAACTTGCATTAGGAAGTTTGGATTAGAGAAATTTATTATAAGGTCTCTCTTATCGAACTTAGATACGTTGGCGTGCAGTGCGTCAATAAAAACGTTGTTCTGATAGTTGGTGCCAGCTGAAGTCACTTTAAGAGCAGATACAGCTCCTAATTGTATATTAAGTACAGTGAATGCTTCGGTCAATGTGTCTTGAAGGTCTTCTGGTCCCGCACCGGTCATTCCGTAATCGGCGGAGCTTAGTGGTACCCCGTAATAGTCACCGATCTGATCCGTAATCAGAGTGACATCTTCGACATCAGTGATTTCTGCAATTTCGACACTAGCTGTATCATTATACAAAGCAACGGCGGTTATCGTATCCGTGGCTACGTCATTAATACTGATCTGCGTAGTCGAATCTGTTATAGGCTCACCACCAGCAGTGACTGCATTTGATGGAAATGCGGTGAATTGCTTATAGATGCCTAATGCGGGGAGAAGGTGTGTCTCGATATGATCGATGTATGCCACATTCGATAGAGTTCCATCTATGTATGACTCGAGTTCGGTTGCATCTTGAGCGGTTAGTCCACCTGAGTGTGTTATATCGCCGTAAAGGAATCCGTTTGTTGCGGTGGACTCCATAATGATATCCCAATCATCATATGTAGGCTCACCCGCTATAGTTTTCAATAAATCAACTGGTATAGCATACTGCCCGTCATATATGCCGCCGACTACTGTCGCAGTCAACCTAGCTGATCTAGTGGCATCGTCCATAGTTCTAATATACAATAGATGATCAATATACGCTACTACGATAGCAGTGCCATCGATAGGTGTGGGTGTGGTCGCATATATCTTACCACTAGCTGATACAACCTCGGTGCCATCACATGATATAATATCACCTGGCACTATGGCAACAACACTCGTTGGATCAACAACCAACACTTGATTGCTAATGCCTATAGTATTCGACGCAGTTATTGAGGTTGGATTAACATAACCAAATCCACCATCTTCTATGTTAAATGTGATCTGACCTGTTGGTGCGTCTGATATCGATAGAACGTATCCAGTAGAATCCGAACCATACTTTGATGATACCAGTTTAAGTCTATCGCCCGCAACTTGGCCAGACACTCTATTATCAGAACTCACGCTTATGTTACTGATTGATCCAGAGATTAGCTTTCCAACTATGATCGTCACTCCAGATCGAACTACAGTCAGACCGTCATCCGAAGAGAACTTTCCGACGACACTTGACACGTACACTATGGGAATAAGTGATCCCGAGAAGTTTACGAAGTTAACTTGATCCACGAATGCAACGGCGGCTGATATGTCACCAGAAATTCGATCACCCTTTTGAATGGGATAGTCGTTAACAACAGATACTGGCTGCATTTCAAGAAATACGTCACCGCCCCAAACCGAATCCGAAGGACGCAGTATGTTCGAGCTAGGATAGAACACCTCTATCTGCTCATTATAGAACAATTGGAAGAGAAGTTCAAGTGATTCCTGAGTACCCTTTCTTCGATACAGGTCCGATACGTGCTTGATGATAAAGCGTGTATCAATCACGGTGTCGAGTGGAAGATCCGCTAGATACTTCTTCTTAAAGAATATTAGGAATGATGAGAGCGTAGTGTCGATATCCTTTAATTTAGGAATATTTCGATCCATACGCTCATCGACAAACTTGTAATATGCTTTTGTAAACTCGACCATGAATTCGCCATCTTCTCTATAGATAGCTGGAAACTGTTGATCGATTCCTGAGTGTATATTATCTCGGACTACTAAACTCATTTTATGTCGCCAATGGTGTTACGTTGATTGTAATGTCTTCACCACGAATAGATATTATTCTATCCTTTGGAGTCTTAACGTCTTTGTTTACAGTAGAAGCGGTAAACTTAATAGATGACCCTTCATAGTTATCAACGGTGATGTTAGACAGCTTGATAGCACCAGTCGTATAGTTTACCGTACCAACGCCGTACTTAAACACTCGTGCTACATCCGTTCCTGCCGTGACGAGCATGAAGCTGCCTAACCCATCGTCTTGCATAGTTACGAGCGCTCCAGCATAGGTGAACTTAGTCGTACTTACTGCCGGAGTGAACGAATCGAAACCAGTGATGGCATCAAACGCATATGGCTTAACAAGTGCATCCTCAAACGAGAATGACGGACTACTTGATACGTTAAGTACAGGAATATATTCGATAATTGGTTTAGCAACGATATCTGTACTTATGATAGATCCATCTACCGAATCGAGTGTTGCCGCTAATCTAGATTGGTACAATGTCTTATTAAAGTCATTTAGGTACGTAGTCTGGTACGTAAGAACCGCTGAATATATCTCGTTTTTGATCTGTGCTGCGGACTTAACGGTAAGGTTAGCATCATACTTGACATTAATTACCGCATCGACGAACAAGAACTTAGCTGCAATAAAGATTGGGTCAATCGTCAATGGAGTCTTGTCTTTTAGATAGTTTTTAAAGTTGGCGATCTCATATTCAGCAGCGCCCTGGCCACCAGCAACATCGATGGAGATGATAACCTTGCCGTACTTAGGAGGATCGATTTCATCGCCACCGTACACAGAGATTGCTTGGATATTCGGAAATCTTGCTCGTAACAGAGTCTCATAGTCACGCTTAGTGATAGCTCGCTCTTGTACTTGAAGCGCTTTAGGTGCGAATGTGCGGATAGACTCAATGCCCTCGCCGTAGAATCCACCAGCAGATTGACCGGATACTGTAATTATGTTAGAGCTGGCGTTACCGAATGATGCCGGTAAGGAAAGGCTATTAACACCATTCGCTTCTGGGCCTGTACACAGTCTATAGGATACAGAGATAGAATCGGTTATTGTAGGCTGAAATCCGAATCTATTTTGACCGAACTGTACGCTATATCGACCATCAT